GTCTTGGTTAATTGCTTGACGCTCACCACCGATAGGTACAAAGTTACGCTCTTTGTGTGGGCGTAAGAAAATGTAGTTTGTGTTCAACAAATACATATATGTTGCTGTTTCTTGTGAGCCATAACCACCACCCAATACCACATCAGCAGATGTACCGCCACCGTAGAATTTGAGTGAAGCGAAACCAGAAGCGCCTGATTCCTCAGAAGCGATACGCTGGATAGCTTGCAATGCGCCAACATAATACTGGTACATTGTGTTGCCAGCTACGATAAGGTCAGCTTTGTCTGTGCCACGAATTTGCTTGATAGCAGCTTCGGTCATCTTAGCCAAAATTGTGCCTGAAGTAGCGCCAGTAGTGATTTGGTTCTGCCAGAAAGTCCAGTTAGCACGGTTAATACCACCGTATGTGCCAGAAGTAGGAGTAGCAGAAACAGCAGCAGCCAAACCATCAAGGTTCTTACCACCGTTGCCTGTACCATCACCGTACAAGTCACCAGAAATGCGGTTCAATAAGCGAGCTTCAGAAACTTGCATACGACCATCTAACAAGTCAATGATTGCTTCTTTAGAGCTGTTTTGTAACATTTCTAAGCCAGACATTGTTACTGAATCAGCATACTGAGAAATCTTATACTGAGCAGCAGAAATTGGGCTGTCTGGAGCAATGTTTAACACTTCGTAACCGCTATATGAATTAGCGTTGTTAGTGTTAGGGTCGTTATACATAATTTCTTCAAGAATCACATTACCGCCTGAGAATGGGCGTACATTGCCCTTCTGGTTCAAGCGCTGAAGAATTGCGTTGTTTTGTGTTAAGTTGTCTGCCAACTCACCGCTACGACTTTGAATAGTGGTAGCGATAATATCGGTAATTGCGCTATTTGCGAAAGCCATGATATATCCTTAGTTAAAAAATTGCCAAAATTGGCTAGTTAAACCCTACGACTCATTGCTTCTCCTAATTGCTCGGAGATTAGTGAGCGTCTATCCTTTTTATCGCCAGTTTCTGTCACTTTTCCGCTAGGTGTAACGGATTTAGGACTTACTGCTGCCGCCTTAGCCTTCGCTACTTGCTGTGCTTTGATTGCCGCCTGTTTAGCATCTCGCAAGAGTTTATCTTGCTCTAATGCCCATACATCGTCATTCATACGCACGGCTTTCTTGTAGGCCGTTTCTAGGTCTTGGGCTTTCCCTAGCTCAAGTAGTTGAGCCATTTCTTCCC